CATTCGTTGCCATCGCTGTTCCGGCGTTTCCGGCTTCCAGCTTTCATCATTCATAAAAAATATTTCCTGAGCTAATGCCGGTGCAATGCCAAGCATAGAGGCAACTTTATTGCTTTCTGATGGGTCGAGAATCAAATTAAAAGTTAACCACAGAGACAATCAAAGAGGTGAGTATGGAAATATACGAAGGCGCATTAAATCCGAAGGGAAAGCCAAGATACGACGCGGTAATAATCGAGATGGTTAACGATGCTGTTCTGGTTCATGTAGAGTGTGCGCGTCCAGCTAATTTAGAAAAGCTACAAAAAATGGCTCACAATGTACTTAGTGACTTGCCGTATATTACCAGCCAAACTAAATAATATTTCTACACCAACAGTTTCAGAGATCAGGGTTTAATTGATTAGGGGAATGAAGATGAAAGCACTAAAAGCATTAAAAGAGTATTTCACACACGATATAATAATTACACTATTAATATTAATTATGGCTTTATCTTTTTTAATAGATAATGACTTTTCAGCAATGCTCCTATGCTTTGTATTATTGGAGCTGCGAGATATTAGAGAGCTGCTGGAGGATAAGAAATGATAGACGAAGTTAAGTTCTTCGCTACAGATCGGGCAGAGATGCAGGGTAAGATGCTTCATTGCGCTCTGCCTGAATCCTCTACCGGCTGGGATATTGTAATTACGCCTAGAGATTTGAACCGGACAGTGGATCAGAATAGCCTATTCTACGGTCTGTATAACGATATATCCAAATCAGAGATAGGCATGACGCTCAAAGACGCAAAGAGGCATTGCAAGCTTCACATAGGGATAAGGCAAATACTCATCCTGGACAAAGCCTACAAAAAGAAATGGGCCGATATTCTCAAATCAATGCAAGCTCTCGACGAAGAGCAGAAGATGATTCTAATGGATGCAATGCCAGTAACCAGCGAGTTCAAAAAGAAGCAGGGTTCAGAGTATATTGATTTAGTCCATTTGGAGTTTGCACCACAGGGGGTCGTGTTTCATGAAACGAGGTAAGGCACCAACCGCAGAGCAAAAGAAGTTCCATGACCAAGTGGCTGAGCAAGGTTGCTGGGTAACTAGAGGGCCAGCTAACATACATCACTGCGTAGGCTCTACAGCTAAGCACAATAAGATAGCCATAGGTCAGTGGTGGGTAATACCGTTAAGCTACGAAGCTCATCAGGGGCCACACGGTATACATGGAGACTTAGCAATATTTAATCAGCCTAGATTCTCAAGAAAAGAAATAGAAAAAGAGATATTTGAAACAATGCTAGGCTGGCAGCGTCCTATACCTCAAGATGTTTATAACGCGATTATGGAGTACACCATATGATAGTGGTCGGTATTGATCCAGATTCTAAGGCGCATGGTTTTGCTATTTACGAAGACGGTAAGCTAGGCGGGTTATATGAGTTTAATTTAAGTGAAATATTAAACTTCATAAGAATAAGGGAAGAGCTAATAGGTAAAATGCTATTTTCAATCGAAGACGTATTAGCCAATGATTTTGTATACGCTAGAAACATGACTAAAAACAATAAGGTTAATATGACGATAGCAAGAAGCGTCGGAAGATGTCAGCAGGCACAACATGAATTAATGGTTATACTAGATTATATGGGTGTAGAATACGTTAAGCACAAACCGCAAAAAGGCAACTGGGCAAAGAATAAAAAACAATTCGAGCAAGTAACAGGCTGGACCGGACGAAGCAACGAAGACACTAGAGCGGCTGCATTCTTTGGCTGGCTAGGTCTTAAATAGATTAATTGAGAAGAGAGGGGAGTTATGAGTAATTTATTTATAGTTTTTGCTAATGTTGATTATGAAGGCTCGACCACTTTGGCGGTATTTAAGAATAAAAACACGGCAGATTCATTGGCTGAAGTTTGTAATTTATATCAAGCTGCTATGCCTGCATGTGGTGATAGCATAAATAACGGCGGATTTGATGACTTTCTGCTTGAGGAGAAAGCATGGGAAGACGCCCACCCAGCGAGAAAATATCGAGAGGGCGGGTTAAGTTATTTTGACGATTACTCTGTTGAGGAAGTTTTATTTGTTGAAGATTAACTACCATAAGGGGAATAGATATGAGTATGCACACAAGAAAATCCGACGAATTACTTTTGATGCAGTTTGTTTACGATCAAGGCTGGGATGAGCCGAATTTGGTGCTGGCCGCTGAGCGTTTAAAGAATTGTCATAAGGAAGAATTGCAAGATTATGCAGTGCCAGAATTAGAGGGGGCAGAATGAATAAACCATTACCAGTATTAACTCCAAGCTGGGTAGAACGGGCGAGGGAGATGATTAAAAAATATAGCCCTCATTTTGATGATGCAGAGTGCTTTGCTGCGCGAGCAATATTAACCGAACTGCTAGAAGCTGAAGGCTACAAGGTTGACAAGGAGCCATAAAACCATTAAGTTCAGTCATGGAATTTACTCGACATTTCCCTCTGCTCTCCCCAGAGCAACCCTTACCCGCTTAACGGCGGGTTCTTTTTTTCCTCTGTAGGGAATCTATGTACATTTCCAAATACTTTACCCACGACGAAATTAAATGCAGTTGCGGCTGTGGCTTTGATTCTGTTAAACAAGACACTCTCGACGTAGCCGATGCGATTAGAATCCATGAAGGGAAGCCGGTTAAATGTTCAAGCGGTTGTCGCTGCCCTGATCATAACCATTCTGTTGGCGGCGCGCCTAGATCCAGGCATCTGCCAAGGGTTATTGGAAGAGTCAAAACAATCTATCTATTTGGCTGCGATGGCATGGATCTACACCTAGATAACCCTATTGCCACGGCTGATTGGCTGGATGATAACTATCCATCTGTGAGTTACATTGTTTACGACGACTTTTTGCACGTAGATACCCGCCCAAATACTTATAAGAAAAGATGATATAATCCGCACATAAACCCCATCAAAGGATTTACCCAATGATTAAGCACTTAATTTTAGCTCTTTTATTGTTCGCTCCCCTTTCTTTTGCCGCCAGTCCCCTTTATTTCCACACCTCCCATTTTGTCGGCTCTGTTATTGGCGAAAGACTGATTAATTTAGATGGAGATATGCCTTATTGGGGTACAGTTGGCTTTACTCTTGTACCGTCAGAGAATCTAGACGTGATACTTGAGGCGTTTCATCGCTCAAATGCTGACATATCAGCCAATGAATACGAACTAAACGGCGTGAGACTTGGATTTAAGTACAAAGTCTGCTTGGTTAATTGCTAATGAGGTTATTAATAACGCTCGTTCTAATATCGGCTCTATCAGGCTGTCAGGTGGTCGAGTTACTAAAACCTTCTGACCCTTGTGCTAAAATATTCGAGGCTCCCTACCATCAAATGGAGTGCAGAGTAGAGCAGGGCATTGCCCTTGAGTATGATTTAATCAAAGCCAAGGCCAAAAGCACACTTCCAGGTGACTTAGCAGGCAAAGCCAGACTTCAAAAACGACTGGATAAAGTTAACAAACTGAAAATAGACCAGAGAACAGCGGGTAATTTATTCGCTACCGGCAATGTAGCCGGTGCTGAAACCCAATTAGAGCTATTAATAACCGCATTGGAGGCTATTAAATGAGCGCCGCACTAATCATTAAAGGGGCTGAACTGGCATTAAACGCCATTGACCTGCTCAGTAAAAACAAAATGAACGAAACAGAGATGTTTAGTGAGCTAAATAAACCTGAATACATTGAATTAGGCGTTGACCAAAAGATGCGAATTGTTCGCATGATAGTTGACGGAAAGGGCGATGATGCCCAAGCGGCTATAGATGGTATTTAATGAACATTCCTGACTGGCTACAGGATGCACTAAAGCAGATGGGAGCAGGCGTTATTGTGCTTGTTCCTTTGCTGTATCTTGGCTTTGTTTGGGCTGAACAGGAGCATTCAGTCCTCTCCAGAAACACAGACATTAACCGAATGATCAACGTAGTAGACGATTTAGATGACCGTTATTACGAATTAGGCTACAGGCTACAAGACAACCCAAACGACGGCATATTAGCCAAGCGATACCATAAGACCGGATTGCAGTTAGAGCGCGCACAAAGCAGGCTAGAAGCCTTGCAGGAGAGAGCACAGGAGTGATTAATTGGATGCCCTTGCAATATGGTTTGGAGCCTTATCGGAAGCTGAGAAGCTGGACGTTATGTCATGGGCTTTCGGTGTTGCAGTCGCGGGGTGGGGTATGGTTTTTACGGCTTACCGGCTTAACCGCAAGCGTCTCGACACTGAGTATATTAGGAATCTTGGTATTATGGACAAACGACTTAGACGCATCGAGATCGAATTGGCAGAACAGCGGGGTCGAGATAGCCGGAATCCAGCTAGTGAATGATGTTGAGTGCTTACTTTTAGATGTTAAATTAGCTTTGGATTGCAGCGATGTTTAGATTCTTATTCTTACTACTGATTAGCTTTAACGTTCAATCTGCCACTGTGATCATCGACTGGGCCTATACAGGACAGCAAGACATTGCAAGCCAGAACATCACAGTATTAGGTGAAACACTCCCTCTAGGCGCGCAGGTTCGGTCCTACACCCTTTCAGAGCAGCCGGCAGGAGATTACACCGTATCATTAGCCGCTTGCAATGGATTGGAAGAGTGCAGCGATCCCCCTGCTACCGCAGCTTATACGATTCCAGACGTACCGAACGCCAGTGATTTAATACTCAATATCACGGTTACTAAAGATTAGTGGTCACCAGGGTAGAGTATTGGGTAGCAATATCGGAGGATGAAGCCACTTTCGCCAATGACAATGACCCTAACCAGACCATTCGCCACAAAGATGAGATAGGAAAGACTCTATCAAGAGGTGAGCTGCTAGAAACTACGATTACTTGCCATATGGCTATGCGATTTAGAACTGAGAAAGATTGTCAAACATACTGCGACTCCACAAGGATCAAGTTTAAGCCTGTTCACTGTAGTTTTCCTGAGTCAATAGACACGGTAAGGAAGAACCGATAATGGCCACTCTCGCAGTAGTCAGACAAATTAACTACCTGACTACTATACTCGCTTCGCCGGATAACGGTGGCTGGGGCTATTCTGGGGGAACCTTTGCTGATAATCGGTACTTAGGCTTTGGTCTGCCCTCTACAGGTGATCACATTGGCGACAGTATCTACGGACTAGAGGCGGGTGTTAATGTTGGTGGGATTGGAACGATTCATGTAGGCCATGATCTAGCGGGGAACTGGGACATTGTATTAGACGGTGCCTATGCTACTTTCCCGACTAATTACACATGGTCAGACACCTACGAGCACACTGGGACACCATCAGGCCAGCAGCTCATTAATGCGGCCCAGGTGTCTACATGGACAAAAGTAGACCTTACTTCCCCCAATAGGACCCGATGGTCAAAGAATGAGGCTTGGGGCGGATACGCAGACGCCACTAATTACTCCCCTACCATTACAGTGATCGCGTCAGCAAGCTCGACTTTAACGGTAGCTATTACAGACGGCTTAACCAGCGGTATTACGATATAAAGGAACCAAAATGGCTTTAAGTGAAGCGGCAAGAAGTTATGAAGTAGGTGATGCTGATTATTACGTCAGATCCGATGGCACAGCTACTAAAGCAAACTCTACGCAGGGTGGTCAAGCAGACCAAGCTATGTCAGTGACTACGTTTAATGCTGTCCAAGACTTCGTTGCTGGCGATATTATTCTATTCGAGAATGATGCTACTTACACAACTGCCGTTAAGCCCCATAATCAACTAGCAACAATCGGGACATTTGACAATCCTCTAATTATTGCCGGTCCCTCTCCTGGGAACCCGTTTGTTCTCAGTACTACCAGCGGCAATGCCGTGGATTTTTCGGGAACTACTTTTAATTACATGGAATTTTGTAATTTTGATGTTTCCACTAATACTGCATCTTCCGATCACATTAGAATTCACGGGGGCGCTGGGGCTTCTGATGATGGATTTACACTGAAGTTTAAAGATTATATTTTACGAACCAATAACGGGGCCAGTAATAACGATGGTGTAGCTATGGCTAGTGGTGCATCTGGCGGCAAAGCTCAGTGCGTCAGGGGTGAGGCGAGAGCTTTTACCGGAGGTAGCCGCTCTGTCATTATGGAGTCCGGCGATAAGACATTAAAAATGACTGATTGTACAACTACCTCTGCTTGTGAAGACTGGCTGTTAGCCCAAGGCGGCGAGTTAATTTTAGAGGGAGGCCATCATCGCGCGTTTGATGATGTTATTACTGGCAGCGGTACAGACGTAACTATCCGCTCCACAGATACAGACTTTACTGTTGTAGGCACATCAGGAGCTAGGCTCTTTGTACTCACTACCGGCAGTAAAGTCTATTTCAAAGGCGGTACCATTACGACAGAAGCGGGTGCAAACGGCACAGGGTTAGCGCAGGCATCGTCAGTAGAAATCACTATGGACAATGTGACCCTCAATCATAACGCAGCGTCTAGGCTAGTTACTTTGCAGAACGAAGCGCGGTTTACCTTCACCAATAGCTGTAAAGTCGTTGTAACAAACTGCGGTAGCGATTTGGTTAATATGGAGAATAGCGGCGGGCATATCCGAAGTTACGGGACCATATGGGACTTGTCTGGCTTACTACAGACTGGCAAAGAAATGTTAAATATGAACACTGATACCACGGCGGGAACGCTGGAGGTTATTGGTAACGTCTTATTGCCTTGTTCGGTGGATAATACAGAATTAGTCAGAATTGCTCCTGATGCCACAGGGACGGCCAAACTAAATAATAATACAGCGGTTAGCATGTCAGGAGCTTCTAGCTCAGTTTTCAATCAGGTGGCCTTATCATTAGTCACCGTTGAAATATATAACAACATCTTCGACGATTGCGTCAATGCTTTGTCAGGCTCTTTAACTGGAGTGACTAAAGACTTCAACGCTTATTCAGGAACAACCCCAGACGAAACCGATACTAATGGCACAACTGAAGATGTTGTATTTATAGATAAGTCGGGAGAAGATTATCAGCTAGCGGCCTCCTCTCCTGAAATCTACATAGACGGCGGCTTGGTCTGGTGGTCTACCCAAACACCACAGGACGCATCTGACAATCTATACAATCCAGCCTACCCAAGCCTTGGCGCTTATCAAGATGGAACAACGACTGCTACGTCTTCTAGTGGTATAACCACTGGTATTACTGGAGTAGGTTAGGTAAAATAGACAACTTAGGAGAAAAAACATGAAAAATACCACCCCCAAGCCTAAAGGCAATCAAAACCCCAGGCGCAAGCGAACACAAGACTATACCCCTAAGCCCGTCAAAGGGTCCAGGATGAAAGGCTAATGCCCAAGCCTAGAGCGGTTGCAAGGAACAGCGATCAAAACCCCAATATATACGGGAGAACTACAATGGACGGCAAGCACGGCTATTCAATGGCCAAGAAAGGCAAGTCAAACAAATCAATGTCTTACAGCGCAAAAGGAATGTCGAACTCTATTCGCACAAAGAATCAGTCTAGAATGGGGACAAAGAAGAAAGGTAACCCACATTACTAAGATTAAAAGACCGAATCTAACTACCCATTTACAAGCCGGAAAGAAAGCCTGTGAAGAAGCCAACAAGCCCCAACCTAAGCCTGATCGCGTCAAACCGCCCAAGCCCATCTAAAGAACTCCTCGCAATACGAGAGTCCTATTCTGACGCCTATGAGATTCTAAGAGGCATACAGCCCTACATAGAGAATCTACCTCTATCCTACCGCGTACACCTATACCGAGACTTTGCCCAAATAACCGCCTTTCTTAGCGGTCTTAACGCATCGTGTGAGAACCATTGATAAACAATCTGGCAGAATTCAAAACTAAGCACTATCTCAACTACCAAGATCTTAGTTATATCTTAGGCAAGCCAATACACATAGTAAAAAAGATCGAGAACTACACAAACCACGACGACGAATTCATATATATGCTCAGACAGCTAGACAAGGTGATAGACCGATACAAAGAGAACAAAGGTATATTCACTCACATTGACGCAGACTTAGCAGGAAGGGCTATAGAGGAGCTGCAGAACGAAGTAGACACTCTTAGGGGAACATTACAGAAGTACCACAACCACGCACCCAATATTGATAGTTATGGGTTTACAGTTTAACAGCCGAAAGAGGTTTAAAGATGGACGATAAGAGATTATGCCCAAAGTGCCGCAGAGAATGGCAATACGACTCAGAGCAAGGCAGGTCAATCAAACTATACGGTGAATGCGTAGTATGTAAGTTCACCCCTCAAGGCGAAGGATCAAACAACGGAACAAAAGAAGAACTAGAGGCGGTACAGTAATGCCAGCAGGTAGACCAACAGACTACAATCATCATTTTGCCTACATAGACCCTATTCCCAAAGCAGTGGACGATAAAGCCGCATTACAGATATTAGAGGGCTATATTCAAAATCTATGTATAGACCATCAAAATATACACTGGAGGGTAAAGCCAACTGTATCCAGTTACAAAGATTTTGCTTCTGAGAAAGTATGTCGCAGAGCAATAACACGATTCTCAATTGAAAACGATTTAGGATATTCCCAAGAAGTAAACAACCATCTATCAACATTTATTGGAGAGGCAGCCTAATGCCCGCTGGAAGGCCCACAGACTACACTCCAGACCTAGCTAGTGACATATGCAGACGGCTAGCAGCAGGTGAATCTATGCGCTCAGTATGTAGAGACGATGACAAGCCGTGTATGTCTAGTGTTTTCAACTGGTTACGAGACATTCCAGAATTTATGGCTCAGTACGATAGGGCTAAGGTCGAATCTGCAGACGCTTTAGTTGAGGATATGCTAGACATTGCAGACAATCAGGTTGCACAGCCTGTCATGGTTGACGGTATACCTTTGCTGATTGACGGTAAGCCAGTAATGATTGCTGACAGTGTGGGAGTTCAACACGCCAAGCTCAGAGTAGACACAAGAAAATGGGCTGCATCCAAGCTCAAGCCTAAGAAGTACGGTGATCGCCAGGAGGTACACGTAGTCAAGACCTACCAGGATATGGACGACGAAGAACTATCAAGCCAGATCAAGCGACTAGAGCAGATGCGTGAATCATCTACAGAGGATTAGGTATGAAAGAAATAGCCAAATCATTTGCTGAGTGCTGTCACTGCCGCGTTGATATAGAGACATCGGAAGATGTTGGGTTAGGGTATTGCCTTGGCGCTGACCCTAAATACTTATGCAGAAAATGTAACAGTGAATTTGGAGAATTTACATTCAGGCGTACATTTCAAATAATGAAAGAAGAGTATGCGGAATATGAATCAAGCACAGAAGATTGAATACGCCCAGCTCTTAGAGGAGCAGATAAGGCGTAACAAAGAAAGCAAAGCTAAGCGAATCTATAACTCGTTCTATCCTTGGCAGCGTAAGTTTAATGCAGCGACCAAAACCCATATAGCGGTATGCTTAATCGCAAGTAATCAATCCGGAAAGACGAGAACCGGAACGCTGATAGATTCCTACCATCTGACTGGTGATTACCCTGATGACTGGGAAGGTCACAAGTTCAAACGTCCTATCACTGGCTGGTTATTAGGTTATTCAGGCGAGAAAACCAGAGACTTACTGCAACACAAGCTATTTGGCCGTCTTATCCCCAACAAGGGCTTAGAGGGGGGCTTAGTGCCATTCAGTAAGATCATTGATTACAAGTCTATGACCGGCACCAGTGGAGCAGTGAGAGAAGTCAGGGTTAAGCATGAGAAAGGTATCTCTATCTGCCAATTCTGGTCCTATTCACAGGGTCAACACGCTTTAATGGGTGATGTGGTCGATTGGTATCACATCGACGAAGAGCCAGAAGATAACGAGATCTATCCCCAGGTCATCACCCGAACGCTCAACGGAGACAGAGGTAAGGGCGGTCGAGGCATCCTTACATTCACCCCAGAGAATGGCAAGACTGAATTAGTTACTCGGTTCATGGATAACCCCGACAAGTCTATGTACTTACAGGGCGCAACATGGGATGAATGCCCCCACCTATCCGAAGAGATGAAAGAGTCAATCTTGGCTCAGTACCCCAGCTATCAGCGAGCCATGAGATCGAAAGGCGAGCCATTGATGGGTACTGGCTTAATCTATGAGATTGACGAAGATAAGATAAAGGTTGATCCGTTCAAGATACCTGAGTATTGGTTTGTTATTAACGGTATGGATTTTGGATGGCGACACCCACAAGCTCACATTCAGATGGTTTGGGATCGAGACTCAGATATATTTTATATTGTCAACGCATGGAAAGAATCGGAGAAACAACCGTATGAAGCATGGCATATTATCAAGCCGTGGGCGGAGGGCGTACCGACTGCTTGGCCAGCCGATGGGCTGCAGCACGAGAAAGGGAGCGCTAAGGAACAGAAATCATACTACGATGAGGCGGGGTTTATCCTATTACCCGAGCATTCCACTTGGGAAGATGGCGGAGTGGGAGTTTGGGCCGGAATAATGGAGCTTAACAACCTAATGAAGACCGGACGCCTTAAGATATTCTCCAATCTATTCGAGGTATTCAGCGAGTTCAGGCAGTATCATACTAAGACGGGCATTAATGGTAAGATAGAGATTGTCAAGACCAATGATGATTTACTCGATTCAATTAGAATGGCGTATATGATGCGTAGATTTGCTATCAGGATATGTGACATGGATATGGGTGACTACGTAGAGCCTATCAGTAGAATTACTGGCGATCTTTATGACTAACATCGGCCACTGTTATGCAGTACACTTACATGATACAAGCAACAGTATCATTAAGGGGTCACTATGTCAGAGCCAATTATATTCAATGGGATTAAATACACAAAGTTCAACAATTATTACAGGTGCGCTGGCTTTTGGCTCCATCGTGAGATATGGAAAAAAACAACACGGCGAAATACCTGACGGATGCCACATACACCACATTGATTTTAACGCTGAGAACAATAGTATTGACAATCTTCAATGTCTTTTGGCGGGAGAGCACAGCGCGCTCCACTGGAAGAGGCGAAAGC